TTTCACATTTAAATCACAGATTGTGATTAAGACATTATTAGTAGACGGAGACAATCTGTTTAAAATAGGATTTCACGGAGTAAAAGAGTTGTATAATGGTGGAGACCACTTAGGTGGAATCTACCATTTTATCAACATCTTAAGAAAGTTCTTGGAGGAACATAACCACGATAAGGTTGTGGTCTTTTGGGACGGAGACTCAAATTCATCTATCAGGAAATCCATATATCCACAATACAAGGCAAATCGTAGACAGGATATGAACGAGTATAAGTACGAGTCATATCTTCAACAGAAAGCTCGGGTTAAACAATACCTCGAGGAAATATTCGTACGCCAAGTTGAGATGGTTAATAATGAAGCTGATGACTTAATTGCGTACTACGCAAACATCGCAACCGATGAACAAATCATTATATTCTCCGCGGATAAAGATTTAACACAACTTATATCCGAACGAGTTACAATCTATTCTCCAACCTCAAAACAATATTTTAAAAACGGCGATAAGATTACAATCAATAAGGTTGATATACCACACACTAACGTTTTATTAACAAAAATTTTTACAGGAGATAAATCCGACAACATCGACGGAATTGAACTCTTGGGTGAAAAAACTTTGGCAAAATTATTTCCACAAATGTTGGAAAAACCATGCACTATCGAAGAAATATTAGATATTGCACGAAATAACCAGCAGAAGAAAAAACCAAAAGCGTTAGAAAATATTTTGACAGGACGAACAAAATGTGGTATACTTGGTGAACAGTTCTACGAGACAAATAAAAAGATTGTGGACCTCCACAATCCGTTAATTACCGATGACGGTAAAGAACTCGTAGAACAAATCCACACCGACACCATTGACCCCACAGACAGAGGATATAAAAACTTGATGAGAATGATGATGGATGACGGACTCTTCAAGTACTTACCCAAAAATGATGAAGCTTGGGTAAACTTCCTCCGACCATTTATGAAATTAACAAGAAAAGAAAAACGAAACACAAACAAAAATTAAACAAACATGAAAGAGCAAGACAGCACAAAGATGGAATTCCTTTTGACCCTTAACGATAATATCGTGGTCCAAAGATTTTTCAATGTGAGAGGGTTCAACCAAAAGGCAAAAAACTCTGTAGAGTTGTACGAAACCGTTAGTCAAATTAAAGACCAACTTCAGTATCACCTGAAAATGAAAACGGTTATTTACATGATGGACAACAGAGATGCCATTACTCACGACCCGTCAATTATGAACACTTCGTATACCGAAGGACCTGAAGTTTTTAACCTTTTTATTAAGGTTGGGGACACGACAATTTGTCACAGAGTTTTTGATGGAAAATTTTTCCCACCAAAAGTTCGTTATACGGTTGACGTACGACCATTTTTAAAAGAGATTCTAAGAGAGTTGACTGACATTTTTTCAACTCAGAAATTAACTTACAAATATTTGGAATTTGACCTTAGTAAGTAACTATTTAATAATACAGGGGATACATTATAACAAATTATGAACAAAAATTTCGATTCAAAATCATCTTACAGATGATTAAGGAATACTATGTTAAGTATGAGTCTACGCCTAACTTCGAAACCCTTGAACAAATTATTAAATCCGAGGTCACTCAAGAAATGGTTGCTAAAATTGTGTTAGACACATTGAAGCAAGTTAAAGAGGCTCCATTTGAAGGAACTCAATTTGTCCAAGAAAAGGCTTTAAAGTTCTGTAAACAACAGGAACTTCAAAAGGCTATGGACAAAGCACAAAAAATTATCACACAAGGTGATTTTGAATCCTACGATAAAGTTGAAGGATTAGTGAGAGAGGCTTTACAAGTAGGTGAAATTGAAAAAGGACAAACAGATATCTTTTCAGAGTTGGAAACCGTATTGGACGAGGATTATAGACACCCAATTCCAATGGGAATACCAGGTATTGACAGATTATTAAAAGGTGGGTTAGCAAAAGGAGAGATAGGTGTTATTTTAGCTCCAACAGGGGTTGGTAAAACAACTATATTAACTAAGATAGCAAACACCGCATTTAATATGGGATATAATGTTCTTCAAGTATTTTTTGAAGACAACCCAAAGATTGTCCAAAGAAAACACTTCACCATTTGGACGGGTATTGCACCTGATGAATTGGCTAATCATAGAGATGAGGTTATGGGTAAAATAACTGACATCCAAGAAACTATGAAAAACAAGTTAATTTTGAAGAAGTTAGCATCTGATACTATGACTATGAATCAATTAAAGAATCAAGTTAGAAAAATCATTGCTGACGGAACAAAAATTGACATGATTATGTTAGATTACATCGATTGTGTATTACCTGAGACATCTGCAAAGGATGAGTGGAAGGCTGAGGGTTCAGTAATGAGAGGTTTTGAAGCAATGTGTCACGAACTAAATTTGGTAGGATGGACCGCAACTCAAGGAAATAGAAGTTCTATATCTTCAGAAGTTGTAACTACAGACCAAATGGGAGGTTCAATCAAAAAGGCACAAGTAGGACACGTTATTATCACGGTAGCAAAAACACTCCAACAAAAAGAAATGAATCTTGCGACAATAGCCATTACTAAATCACGTCTTGGTAAAGACGGGGTCGTATTTGAAAACTGCAAATTCAACAACGAATTACTTGAAATCGACACTGAAAGCTCGGTGACATTCTTAGGTTTCGAGGAACAACAAGAAGAAAGGAAGAGAGATAGGGTTAAAGAACTTATGGAGAAAAGAAAGGCAAAAGAAGCCTCAACAAAAGCTCAAAATAACACCTAATTAAATATCTACTTTTTTCAAAAAAAACTTATTTTTTTTTATAAAAAATTGTGGTCGTTAAGTAGACAACCGCATATTTATCATAAAAATCGTTGATTTTTTGATAAAAAAAACAATTACTTAAATTTAAACAAATGGACATTTCAAACAGAATTTTATCGGACATTACCGTGTACATGAAGTACGCCAAGTATATCCCAGAACTAAAAAGAAGAGAAACATGGCAGGAACTTGTTACTAGAAACATGGAGATGCATATCAAGCAGTACCCTAAACTAGAAAAAGAGATTCGCGAAAACTACATGTATGTTTTCAGAAAACAAGTACTACCATCAATGAGGTCGATGCAGTTTGCAGGAAAACCTATTGAAATTTCACCAAATAGAATTTACAACTGTGCCTTTGCACCAATCGATGATTGGAGAGTGTTCTCAGAAATCATGTTCTTACTTTTGGGTGGAACAGGAGTTGGATACTCAGTACAAAAACATCACGTAGATGCATTACCTGAAATCAGAAAACCAAACAAAGAAAGAGGTAGAAGATGGTTAGTAGCTGACTCAATTGAAGGATGGGCTGACGCTGTTAAAGTGTTGGTTAAATCATACTTCTTTGGTGGTTCACACATCCAATTTGATTTCAGTGACATTAGACCTAAAGGTGCGAGATTAGTTACATCTGGCGGTAAAGCACCTGGCCCACAACCACTTAAAGAATGTCTTATCAAACTTGAAGGAATCTTAGATTCAAAACAAGATGGTGAGAAGTTAAAGGCTATTGAAGTTCATGATATGGTTTGTCATATCGCTGATGCAGTACTTGCTGGTGGTATTAGAAGAGCGGCACTTATTTCATTATTCTCAGCAACAGACGATGAGATGATTGGATGTAAGAGTGGTGCATGGTGGGAAACAAATCCACAAAGAGGTAGAGCTAATAACTCTGCAGTATTGATGAGACACAAGATTGATAAAGATTACTTTATGGACTTGTGGAAAAGAATTGAGGCAAGTGGAGCAGGAGAACCTGGTATCTACTTGAGTAACGATAAAGATTGGGGAACAAACCCTTGTTGTGAAATTGCTCTTAGACCATTCCAATTCTGTAACCTTACAGAGGTTAACGTATCAAACGTTGTATCTCAAGAAGATTATGAAGATAGAGTTAGAGCGGCTACGTTCATCGGAACACTACAGGCGGGATATACTGATTTCCACTACTTAAGACCTATATGGCAAAGAACAACTGAAAAAGACGCTTTAATTGGAATTTCAATGACAGGTATTGGTTCAGGTGCGGTTCTTGGATTAAACATGAAAGCGGCTGCTAAAGTTGTAAAAGACGAAAACAAAAGAGTTGCTGACTTACTTGGTATTAACCCAGCAGCAAGAACAACAACAGTTAAACCTGCGGGAACAACTTCTTTAACATTAGGTACATCAAGTGGTATCCACGCATGGCACAACGACTATTATATTAGAAGAGTAAGAGTTGGTAAAAACGAAGCAATCTATTCTCATTTAAAAGAAAATCACCCTGAGTTGGTGGAAGATGAATACTTCAGACCACACGACACAGCGGTTATTGGAATACCACAAAAATCACCTGAAGGTTCAATCTTAAGAAATGAATCACCAATCCAATTATTGGAGAGAGTGAAGAAAGTTCAACAAGAATGGATTAAACCAGGTCACAGAAGTGGTTCAAATGCTCACAATGTATCTGCAACCATTTCAGTTCGTGAACACGAATGGCCTGCGGTTGGTGAGTGGATGTGGGAGAACAAAGATGCGTACAACGGATTATCAGTTCTACCATACGACGGAGGAAGTTATATCCAAGCACCGTTTGAAGATTGTACTAAAGAAAAGTACGAAGAGCTTATGAAAACATTACATGATGTTGATTTATCTAAAATTGTTGAATTAGATGATGATACAGACTTGAGTGGTGAAGTGGCTTGTGCTGGAGGGGCTTGTGAAGTAAAATTCGTATAATATGAACGAACAAAATAACGGAAGGGAGAAGCCTAAAAAACTTCTCCCTTCTGATTTTTACTATAATGATAAAGGATTAATTGTTTTTACAGAATCATACCACATTAATAGAGGTTTTTGTTGTGGTAAAGGATGTTTAAATTGCCCTTATGAACCAAAGTATCAAAAAGGTAATACCTCTTTAGTAAAAAAATAATCCAAGTATATTTATGGTATATGGCAGATGGAATTACATATGGTCTTAATTTCCCTTTTAGAGATTCTAGAAGGGGTGACTACTTAGAACTTACTCAATTAGAGTCTCAAGAAATCAAGGCGGACTTAATACATCTTTTATTAACTAGAAAAGGTAGTAGATATTTTTTACCTGATTTTGGAACAAGATTGTATGAGTTTTTATTTGAACCTTTTGACGGATTAACTTTTGATGCCATTCAGTCAGACATAAGAGATGCCGTTCAAGCTTATATGCCAAATTTATTATTGAATCAAATAACAATTACTCCAGCAGACCCAATGGAAGAAGTTGACACTATGTTAGGAGAAAACACGGTAGGAACAAGTGAATCACCAATATATAGACTTCCTGGTAAAGGGACATCAGAATATACCGCTAAAATTAGAATAGACTATTCTAACAACAGAACAACTTTTGCTCAAAGTGATTTTGTTATAATTAATATTTAATATAGATGGCAAATCGTAAAATTTCATATACAACCAGAGATTATCAGGGAATAAGAACTGAGTTACTCAATTATTGTAAAACATACTATCCTGAATTAATTCAGGACTTTAATGACGCCTCAGTATTCTCCGTGTTTATTGATTTGAATGCTGCGGTTGCGGATAACCTACATTATCATATTGATAGAAGTATTCAGGAAACTGTTCTTCAATATGCACAACAAAGGTCATCTATCTATAATATAGCTAGAACCTATGGATTAAAAATTCCTGGTCAAAGACCTTCGGTGTCTTTAGTTGATTTCTCAATAACTGTTCCTGCGTTTGGGGATAAAGAAGATGAGAGATACTTAGGAATTCTTGCAAGAGGTTCTCAAGTTTCAGGGGCTGGAATCATATTTGAAAATATATATGATGTTGATTTTACATCACCATACAACGCTCAAGGTTTTCCAAATAGGTTAAAAATACCAAACTTTAACGCTAATAATGTTTTAATTAACTACACAATTACTAAAAGAGAATTGGTTGTTAATGGTATTACAAAAGTTTTTAAAAGAGTTATTACTCCAAATGACGTTAAGCCATTCTTTGAGTTATTCTTACCTGAGAAAAACGTATTAGGTATTACTAGTGTATTATTAAAAAGTGGTACCGAATATACAAATGTACCAACAACGGCAGAATTTTTAAGCCCTTCAAATAAATGGTATGAGGTTGACGCTTTAGCTGAAGACAGAGTTTTCATTGAAGACCCAACTAAAGTATCAGACCAACCAGGTATTAAAGTTGGTAAGTATATTCAAACATCTAATAGATTTATAAGTGAATACACCCCTGAAGGATTCAAAAAAATGACCTTTGGTGGAGGAACCAACACGGCTCAAGATGCTTTAAATCAATTTACAACATTAGGTACAACATTAGACCTACAAAGATATTCAAACAACTTATCTTTAGGTTCGGCACTAATACCAAACTCAACCTTGTTTATTCAATATAGAGTTGGAGGAGGATTAGGGACTAACTTAGGAACAAACGTAATCAACCAAATTGGTACAGTTTCGTTTTTTGTTAATGGTCCATCAGAACTTACAAACTCTTCAGTTGTGAATTCATTAAGATGTAATAACGTAACTGCAGCTATTGGAGGTGCGGGACTACCATCTTTAGAAGAAATAAGAAACTATGTTTCATTTAATTTCTCGGCACAAAAAAGAGCGGTAACAGTTCAAGATTATGAATCAATAATCAGAAATATGCCAGCGGAATTCGGGGCACCTGCAAAAGTATCAATCACTGAAGACAATAACAAAATACTTATTCAACTGTTGTCATATGATACCTCTGGTAAATTAACAAACATTGTATCAAATACTTTAAGACAAAATGTTGCAACATATCTTTCTAACTATAGAATGATGAACGACTACATATCTATTTTAACCGCTGAGGTTATTGACCTAAGTGTTGAAGTTTCAATTGTTTTAGACTCCGCACAAAACTCAGGACAAATTATTGCAGACGTTGTAGATAGAATATCAGGTTACTTTGACCCACAAATCAGAGAGTTGGGACAGAATGTTTATCTTTCTGAATTACAAAGTATTGTTCAAAATCAAAGTGGTGTATTAACAGTTGCTGGAATTAAAGTGTTTAACAATGTTGGTGGACAATATTCTTCAGCAGAAACTTCTATGGTATATTCAGACCCTGAAACTAAAGAGATTGCACCAGTTGACGACACAATTTTTGCTCAACCATCACAAGTTTATCAAATTAGATATCCAAATAAGGATATTAAAGTTTCCGTTAAAAACTTCCAATCTATTACATTCTCTTAACATGGGTGACTCATATAGAATTAAGACCGAGCTTGGTATTAATAAGTCAATTAATATACAATTAGACCAAGAGTTTGAGTTCTTAGAAATTTTATCTCTTAAAATACAACAAACGGACATCTATACAAGAAGTTGTGCGGACTATGGTGTTTTAGTTGGTAGAGTTACTGCAAACAATGGTTTTGGTATTCCAAATGCAAGAGTTTCTATTTTTATTCCTATTGAACAAGTTGACCAATCAAACCCACTTGTTACAAGTATATACCCATACAAATCACCTAACGATAAAAATGAAGACGGGTATAGATACAATCTTTTACCATACGTTCCATCTTATTCTAAGCATGCTGCAACAGGGACTCTTCCATCAAGAGCGGATGTATTAACAGGGGATACTGCGGTAGAAATTTATGACAAGTATTATAGATTCACATCAAAAACCAACGAAAGTGGTGATTACATGATTATGGGAGTGCCTCTTGGGGACCAAACCGTGGTTATGGATGTTGACCTTTCTGATATTGGGGAATTTTCACTAACACCTCAAGATTTAATAAGAATGGGGTTGGCAACCGAAGCACAAGTTGCTGGTAATAAATTTAGGACTTCAAACGATTTAAATTCTTTACCTCAGTTAATTAGTTTAAATAAAAATGCGGAAATATCGCCATTATGGGGAGACCCAGAAGTTTGCCAAATATCAATTAATAGATTAGATTTTGATTTGAGAGATGATGCAAATGTTGATATTCAACCAACATCGGTATTCATGGGGTCAATGTTTTCATCTCCAGATAATATGAGAGTTAGGGCCAATTGTAGTCCAAGAGATAATATGGGAAACCTTTGCGGTTTAATCTCTAGTCCAGGACAAATATTGGCAATAAGACAAACAATCCAACAAGACGAAGATGGAAATCCCGTTCTTGAAGTTCACGAATTAGAACAGGCTGGAAACGTTGTTGATGGAAATGGAACTTGGTTAACCGAACTTCCGATGAATTTGGATTATTTCATTACGAATGAGTTTGGGGAAAAAGTTTTATCAAATGACCCTACTGTTGGAATACCAACCAAGGCAAAATATAGATTTAAAGTTAAATGGACACAACCTAATGATTTAACCCTTCAAACAAGAAGAGCGTATTACTTAGTCCCAAATGTTAAAGAATATGGTTGGGGAGGCTCAACACAACCACCAAATACTACAGACGAACTTAATCAACAAGAAAGTTCTTATTATTTTGGTTTGGCTTGGAGTGGATATACTAACGGATTTTCAGCTACAAAAAAAACAGATAGATTAAATGAAATTATAGATTGTGAGGACACATTCTATCAATTTCAATATAATAGAGTATATACGGTGTCTTCATTAATTGACGAATATAAATACGGGGCCAAAGGTAGGTTTATAGGAATTAAAGAAATAGATAGTGATGAATGTGATAGTACAATAAATAAATTTCCTGTAAATGATGGGTTTAGAAACTTTGATTTATTATTCTTTTTGTTTTCTATTATTTTTACAGTTTTACAACCAGTTGGGTTAATACTATTAGGTGTTGCACATATTTTGATTTGGTTATATAATGCTCTAATTCAGGCATTATGTTGGATTTGTGGAATAAAAATACCAATTATTAAAGTAAGACCTTTCAGATGGATATGTAGACGATTAGGTATAAATTGTGACAAAAAAGATTATACCATCAGACTCCCAATGATTACTTATCCTGAATGTCAGGCTTGTGATTGTAAGCAAGAGTTGAAGACATCAAGAAATGAAGGCCAAAATATATCAGGTACTGGTATATTGACCAATCTTTCCTCACCTGAGTTATATCAAGATGCGTTAGTTACTAATTATTTTTCTGCAGATACCGAAAACGGTGACACTTGGTCAATCATGTTTGCCGAATCCTTTGGTGGATATGGACAAACTGTGGCAATTGGTGAACCCCAAAGGTATAAATTACCTTTTTCGCAACAACTTGACTTACCTAGCGGAGGACCAAGATTTGTTACGTCATTTGATTTACCTGTGGGAGAAAGAATTAATATCTTTAATCAAAGAGGTAGTTATTTTTCAAATCAAAATAAAATAAAAGTAACCTTTGCGAAAGAATCTAATGTTGGAAAATTCCATTATGATAATACAATAACTGTTTTATCACAAGAACAGTTTAATACTGGTGACCTTTTAACTTTTGTAAGTCTTACAGGAACAACAGACACAAACTATTTGTATTCAGCGGTTACATCTGGAGTTACAATTACAGGTATAAGTGGACAAACGTATAATGGAACTGGGACAACTCAAATTAATGTCTCGTATGCGGTATCACAAACTGAAAATATTGCAACTCCTGTGGCTTATAATTTGCCATACGGTTCAGGGGAGACAAATTATAAGTTTCCTGCAGATATTGAATATTACCAAGTAGTTACTGCGTTAACTGTTTCTCAGGCGGCACAAATATGGAATACAGGAACAACTCAATCTTTTGGTAATGTTCTTAATACTCCTAGTACCTCTACTCCGTGGAGGAGAGCGGGTCTTGCTTGGATAGTTGATGGAGTACCAATCAATTTTAATGCATTTAATTATTTTGAAGATGCTCAAAACCAATATATTTTAGTATTACAAAGAGGGGTTGACCCTTATTCACCAAAATATGTTAATGAGTATTCTTTAGGTACATTGTTTGGAACTGACGAATCAGACACTAATTGGGTCTTTACTGCCGAAACAAGGGTAAACATCCCAATTCAAAAACTGAGTGTTTCAAATATGTCTGTACAACCATATGACCAATCTAATATGTACTATCAGTCATATTTCTTTAAACCTGGAACTACCACATCCCAAGTTCCAGGACAATCTTTTACTGGATTTACAACAACCAACACTGCGTATTATGGTTCTTTAGATGCAACAACAAGTCCACTTCCTGTAGGAAGTACAACAATTAGTTCAAGTGTTTCAAATCCAGGGGTACTTGGAAATGCAAGAAGAATAAGACAAAGTGCAACACCTTACGCCACAAGTTCGGCCGCTTGCGGAGACCCCATGAGTACGACCGACAGTTTGTTTGTACCAAACGTTTCACAACTTGCGTCACCTGTAGTTGGTGTAAGATTATACGAAGATTATGACCCGAATTGGGGTATTGGGTTTTCGAATCCATTTAACGGACAAAACAAATGGTGGAAAATGAATTGGAACGCGTCTTTATACGCTATTCAAGTTAACCCTTCAGGGTATGTCTTGGCGTTTTTATCTTGCTCAACATCGCAAACAGTACCAACTGTAATTTCAACAAGTACGAACGCTTTTTGGGATGTGAATCAAACAAGTATACAATACGATAACAGTGAAGATTTATCAGGAATGGGAGTCATGAAGGCTAATAATATTCCAGGTTCAATACTAAATCTTAATCCTTTTTCAACTAATTTACCAATTAGAATACCAAACGCTCTTCCTTATAACTATATAAACAGTCTTGGTTATTATTACACAACAAAAACATTTTATGGTACCGCAACTCCAATGACAATAAGTAATGATACTTTAAATGTTTTAAGAACAGATAGACTACCTTCATCTGATGGTTTAGATGGAGGGGATTGGACAAACAACCCCGCACTATTACAACAAAATAACAACTTTAGTATTTACCAAATTAATACCGACAGTGAGGATATTAGTTCGAATGCTTTTACAACAGGTGCAGATATACCAACTGCGGATATTGAGGACCTACCAAACTCATTAACTGTTATGTCTACATTTGATTGTGAAAACATGGTTGGGTTAACTTGTTATCAAGGATTCGGAGATAATTTTGAAGTTAACCAAGATTGTACAACAAGGGATGCGGTTGAAAAAGGGTGTTACATGTTCATGAGAAGACCTTTAACTGATTTAATTAAAGATTGGGAAAATTTTGCAGAGTGGGGATTTAGGTTTAGATTTATGTATGGTTTATGTAGGGGAGTACTTTCACAATCATTCATGAACAACTGGATTAATGGTGCTTTATATATGTTCCCGATTCAGGTTGACACTTTTTATAATAGTCAAAATAAAGTAAGTCAAAGAAGATTTTGTAGGGATTTGGTTTATCTTAATCAGGATAGTAATAATTTTTATTACAGAAGTAGTCCGTTCAACGACAGTACAAATAAATTTGTTGGACAATTTGCGGACCAACCAAGAGCGGTAAACAAAACTAATTTACTATTCCCGACAACAATAATTAATTTAGGACTTAAAGATTATTTCTATTCCGAAATAACATTTGACCCAACAACTAAAGGATATATTATCCCAAATTTAAATCCAACAAGCTACGGGGACACTTCAGACCTAATTAACTTTTTTGTTATTTCAAGAATAACCGATGAAACATTCTTGAAACAGTTAATACCATTGGGTGATAGTTCTTTAGACCAACTTTTTAGTCGATATCAAAAAAGAATTGACGGGGATTTGGCACAACTTATGTCCATAAATTCAGAAATAGGTAATATTAATTTTTCTCCTGAATATTATTCCAATATACCAGGACAATCGAATCAACCATCGACGATTTTAGGAAGTCCCTCATATCCAATAATGGCTGTTTGGTTTTCATCAACTACTGAAGATTTACAAGTGAAAGATTATCTTACACCTGGTAGAATAAATTTTAGAGGGTCAAACAACGTTGGATATTATCCATACCCTTATGGTATAAAATCACAAGTTGTACCTTTTTATCAATGGCAATTGAGTAATAAAAATACAATATTTGGTAATCAAGACAACGATTGGGCAACTAATAGTGGAGATATTATTCAAAATACTAGATACCAATCTTTAAATAGATTTGCATCTAATACACCATATTTCTATAGTAATAATTCGAGTTCAAACGACTTAAACGCAAGAGGTTATATTTTTAACGTTAGTGGAGTTGTTGGAAATGGAGGAACCTACTTGAAAGACGGTGCCATAAACTCCAAGTTTTTAGTTGGAGCACCATTCCAATTTTATTTTGGAACAATTAAAGGTGAGACTGCATTAGATAAATTTAAAACAAAGTATTCGGTAGATGAATAAATACACAATAGTACCAAGTAATTTAAAGTACAAAGGCGCCCCATCGGTGGACCAAGAACTTTCTGTGACATTGGAAGAACAAAGTCAACAACTTACTGAATATGATAGAAGTTCAACTATCAACTTGGCTCAAGTTTATGACGATGAAAGACAATCTTGCACCGTGTTTAGACCAACTTTTAAGTTAACCTATCTGTATGATAACACATATACAGGTTCTACTACGTACTTACCTTTTCAATATAATTTATATTATACTGCGCCTGAGTCATCAAAACAGAGTGGCAAGTGGAACGGGTTTCCACAATATTATGAGTTTGACATCTACAGACCTAATGTTGGGGATAATCATTTCCAATACAAAGCTAAAAGCGCTTACACATACAATTGGATGTTTTACTTAACATATCCTCACGAAAATGATTACACCAAACAACTAACATATTATTCGACAAGTAATAATGATGTTAATTGGATTGCATCAGAAGGTATACCATTTTCAATAACAAACACAACACAAAATGGTAACGGACTAATTTCGTTTACTTGTATTGCACCACACGGATTAACCGCTGGAGAATATGTAGAACTTTCATTGACATATCGAAACGAAAAAATATTTCAAGTTAATTCTATTGGAAATGGATTATTTGGAAGTGATAAATATGTTTTTAATCTTTTTAATATTGGGTTTACAGGTAGTACATTTAATAATGGAACTATTGGGACCTTTAAAAGAGTTATTAATCCCGATAATTTAGAAGAAACAAAATCTAAATATTATATAAAAAAATATAAGGTTATTACAAATTTAACTGACCTTGCGGTTACAAAGGCAGGATTTGAAAAGAACGTTTTTGGAGAAGAAAAAAAATTAGAGTACAGCTCAATAACACCAAACAACTTAACAAGAATTTCTCAAAAAAGTAGTAGTAATTCTTATGATGTTACATCAAACTATGATTTGGATTTTGCGGGATATTATGATAATCAAAAACGACCTTTAAATGAAATAAGTTTAACAATAATCAATAAAGGGTATTCAGGATATTTTAATCAACCGTTTAATGGTGTTGGGTTAAAACAAGGTTGGGAGTTTAATTTGTCCAAGACAACAAATCCTTGGTGGAATTTAGACAATCAAAAATCAAACACTAACATTCCCGTATCCGCATATACTCTTACCAGCGGTGCGACAAAGACATTCTATTATAATTTAGACCTTAAATCTGGCGATGTGATAGATGGTGATTTCTGTGAGTGGAACGATTATGAGCAAGCCGAAAGAGTGGTATCACGTTACTATCAAAAATTGAAATATAACCAAACGGTATTTCAAACCACAAATGATTTTTCAACCAACGCACCAGGGTTTTATTATAGACCACATAATCCAATGACTCTTAGAGTTTTTTCAGATTATATTGAAACTGGCGACGTTGAAAATATTGATGGAATACCAAGTTGGGCGTTTTATTCAAGAACAGACCAACAGTTTAGATGGAGAGATTTGTATACTTATGGTTTTCTAGATAACCTTGGTAGAGGT